CTGTAAACATCAATAACGTATACAGCTTGTTTAGTAATACTGCATCACTTGCTACGGTGTCTCAGACTACAATTGACTCGTTCACTGCTAATACTGCTGGTTTTGGTAGTGCAAAGTATGTTATTCAGGCTTTTGATACTGTAGCTGGGGTAAGACAAATTTCAGAAGTTCTTGTCACTGCAAACACAACAGCAGCCCAAGCAACAGAATACGCTATTATTTCTACTAGCGGGACCCCAATCGCAACATTTGATGTATCTTATGCTTCGAATACTGTTTCATTGTTGGCAACAGGATTGTCAGCTAATACCACTCAGTACAAGGTGACGAGACATGCTATAGCATGGTAATGGCATAAATAACATATATCATCTACGGAAAGGGAACTAGATGGCAAACGATAAAGACTTTAGAGTAAAAAATGGCCTCTATGTAGCCACAGACGCTAACATATTCGGTAACACAGTTATCGCACAGCGGCTCACGGCAAACGGAAACGTCAATTTTACTAGTTCCCCTAACGTAACATTAGGCCCTGTCGGTAATGTCGTTATTACTGGCGGGTCCAGTAGCCAGTTTTTGCAGACTAACGGTTCAGGTGGACTGTCTTGGGCATCACCCTCAGTAACATCTATTGCAAACGGTAACTCAAATCTCAGTATCCCTGCTGCAAACGGTAACGTCAACATCAGTGCTGTTGGCAATGCCAACATTCTTGTTGTCACTGGAACCGGTGTTAATGTTGCAGGTACATTGAATACTGGTTCGGGTATTATCACAGGTAACGGTTCTGGGTTAAGTGCAATTGCAGGAGCCAACGTCACTGGTACTGTTTCTGCGGCTACTACCGCAGGTACCGTAACAACAGCAGCACAACCAAACATCACATCTGTTGGTACATTAACAGCATTAACTGTGACAGGAAACGTAGGCGTCGGCAACTTAAATACTGCCGGTGCAGTGGTTGCAAGCACTCTAACTTCTAATGTCGCAACTGGTACTGCTCCGCTAACAGTCACCTCAACAACTCGTGTTGCAAACTTGAATGTTGCCCAAGCAAACCTTGCTGATTTTATCAGCGTAGCTGCTGGAACAGGCAACAACTTCCTTATCTTCGCAAACGCAGCAACAGGGAACATAGCAGAACTAACAAGTACTGGTCTCATTGCTAACTTATCAAATAACTCTATCACGGCAACCACTTTTGTAGGTGCTCTATCTGGTGCAGCGACCTCGGCTACGACAGCAGGTACTGTGACAACTGCTGCACAACCAAACATCACATCTGTTGGTACATTAACCTCTCTCGCTGTTACTGGAAATGTCACCGCCGGCAACGCTAACGTAACAGGACAGTTGATCTCAACGGTAGCAACAAGTACTGCTCCATTAGTAGTTACATCAACTACACTTGTTCCTAACTTATATGTTGCTCGTGCCAACGTTGCTGATAACATTAATGTGGCGGCTGGAACAGGCAATAACTTCATTGTTTTTGCAAACGCGGCAACAGGTAACGTAGCAGAACTAACAAGTACTGGTCTCATTGCTAACTTATCAAATAACTCTATTACTGCAACAACGTTCGTTGGTGCATTGAGCGGTGCTGCCACTTCAGCTACTACCGCAGGTACCGTAACAACAGCAGCACAGCCTAACATCACGAGTGTTGGCACATTAACATCATTGGGTGTCAGCGGAACAGTGACCGCGTCAGCGTTTACTGCAAATACAGGGGTGTTCACTGGTAATGGTAGCGGGTTAAGTGCAATAGCAGGTGCTAACGTCACTGGTACTGTTGCTAACGCAACATTTGCAACTAGTGCAGGTACTGCAGGCACTGTAACAACAGCAGCCCAACCCAACATCACTTCACTTGGCACACTAACCGGTCTTGGTGTAAATGGAACAATCACCGGTGTTAACATAACTGCTAACACGGGCGTGTTTACAGGTAATGGCAATGGCTTAAGTTCAATTGTTGGCGCTAACGTAACTGGTGCGGTCTCCTTTGCTACAACAGCCAACGCAGTAGCCGGCGGTAACGTCAGTGGAGCAGTAACGTTTGCTACAACAGCTAACGCAGTAGCCGGTGCTAACGTATCAGGTACGGTATCGGCTGCAACAACAGCAGGCACTGTAACAACGGCAGCCCAACCCAACATCACTTCTGTTGGTACTCTCACTTCGGTATCAGTTACCGGCAACGTTGCAGCAGGTAACTTAACAACAACAGGTATACTGAGTGTAACCGGTACTGGCGTAAGTAGCATTGCTGGCAATTTGGATATGACCAGCAACACAATCATCAATCTTGCAACTCCTACTAATGCAACTGATGCTGCTACTAAGCAATATGTTGATGATGTTGCACAGGGCTTACATATTCATCCTTCTTGTAACGCGGCTACAACCACTACTCTTGCGTCTATATCAGGTGGTACAATTACATATAATAATGGTACAGCCGGTGTAGGTGCAACACTGACAACTACAGGAACATACACAACGATTGATGGTGTCACCCTATCAAATGGAATGCGTATTCTTGTTAAGAATGAAGCAACTCAAGCAAATAACGGTATCTATGTAAGAACAAGTGCAACCGTGTTGACTCGTGCTACCGACTTTGATACTGCTGTTGAAATTGCAGGTGGTGACTTTACATTCGTTACTGCGGGTACTCAGTATAATTCAACTGGCTGGGTGCAAATTGACGAAGTTACTACAGTCGGCACAGATCCAATCGTTTGGGAGCAGTTCTCTGGCTCTGGCACATATCAAGCAGGAACTGGATTAACATTAACTGGCACTACTTTCAGTGTAAACGCAAGCCAGACACAAGTTACAAGCGTTGGCACACTAACTAGCCTGAATTCAAGTGGCACTATAACAGCTCCTGCTTTCACAGCTAACACGGGTGTATTCACCGGCAATGGCTCGGCTCTTACTGCATTAGATGCAAGCAATGTTTCAAGTGGTACGTTAGCGCAAGCAAGATTGGCAAACTCAAATGTGATATTAGGTAGTACTACGCTAACACTTGGTACGACAACGACAACTATAGCTGGCTTATCTAGCGTCACATCAACTACATTTGTCGGTGCATTGACAGGCGCAGCCACAACAGCAGGTACGGTAACAACCGCAGCACAGGGTAACATTACATCAGTCGGCACATTAACTTCGCTGGGTGTAAGCGGCACAGTTACTGCATCGGCGTTCACTGCTAACACCGGCGTGTTCACTGGTAATGGTAGTGGCTTGAGCGCGATAGCAGGAGCCAATGTCACCGGCACAGTAGCAAGTGCTACATCAGCAGGTTCTGCAACTACAGCGGGTACGGTGACAACTGCGGCACAAGGAAACATCACTTCACTGGGTACTCTAACCGGTCTCGGAGTTAACGGAACAATTACTGCTGTCAACATTACAGCTAATACAGGTGTATTCACCGGCAACGGCTCTGCACTAACAGCACTAAACGCAAGCAATATTTCAAGTGGTACACTAGCTCAAGCTCGTTTAGCAAATGCAAGCGTAACATTAGGTAGTACTGCATTAACATTAGGTTCTACTGTCACTACAGTAGCTGGCTTAACTAGTGTAACGTCAACTACATTCGTTGGCGCATTGACCGGTGCTGCTACGAGTGCAACTACTGCCGGTACAGTAACAACTGCTGCCCAACCAAACATTACATCAGTTGGTACACTGACATCACTAAACTCAAGTGGCACAATCACTGCACCGGCATTCACTGCTAACACAGGGGTCTTTACTGGTAACGGCTCTGCACTAACAGCACTAAACGCAAGCAACATTTCAAGTGGTACATTAGCTCAAGCAAGACTTGCTAACGCATCGTTAACTGTTAACGGTACTTCAATCGCGCTCGGTGGTTCAGGAACAATCACCGCAACTGCAACAGGCACATTGACTATTGGTACAGGCTTAGGCGGCACTAGCTACAACGGTAGCACCGGCGTCACTATCACTAACACTGGTGTAACAAGTATCGTAGCTGGCACAAACATTGCAGTCAGTGGTGCAACAGGCGCGGTCACTGTAAGCGTAACTGGTACGGTAGCTAATGCAACATTTGCAACAAGTGCTGGTTCTGCTACTACTGCCGGTACAGTTACAACTGCGGCACAACCAAACATCACGAGTATCGGCACACTAACATCACTGACTGTAAGATCAAACATCGCTTATGTCTCTCCAAACGGTGCTAACACAATTAACTCAACGATGCTCAATGGTGGTACACTAGCTTGGTCAGGTAACGCAGGCCAGTTGTTTAGTATCACAGACAGCATGACTGGTAACATCTTCACTGTTAATGATGTTTCGGGTATCCCGATGATAAGTGTTGATGCCGGCGGTAACATTCAGTTTGCAGCATCGGGTGGCTTCGTGTCATATGGTGTCACCACTGGTATCAGTGCAGCAGGATCGACTCAAGGTACCGCTACGGCCCTAACAAGACCAATAAATGTTGTAAGCACGGTAAGTTCCAGCCAAGGTGTTATTCTCCCAACAGTACCGGCGGGTGCTAGAATTATTGTCATGAATACGAGCGGCACTGCATTGAATGTTTATCCTCCTTCTGGCGCCGCTATCAACTCTGCTGCAACGAATGCTGCATACTCGCAGCCGGCCGGCGCAAGACTAGAGTTCATCTCAGTCTCCGCAACACAGTGGTACACGATGAACGCTACATACGGGTAATAGTTATGGCTATTGCGTACAATGCTAATATAGTGACTTCCGGTCTCGTATTATGTTTGGATGCAGGTAACCCCCGCAGTTATCCTGGTACAGGTACATCTTGGAGAGATGTAGGCGGCACGTATTCGCCCAGTACTTTAGTAAACAGCCCAACATATACATCAACTAGTCCTGGATTTTTCACATTTGACGGTGTAGATGATTATGGTACATTGCAAAACACTACATTAGGCAACGGTAACTTAGCTTGGACTTGTAGCGCCTGGGTACGAACAACGACGACGGTGAATTCGTTAGGGTTAGGCTCAGTACTGTCGAATGCTAGCGGCGGCCCGGTGTATTCGATGATGGGTGTAAATAATGGTAAAATTGTTTATTGGACTTATCAAAATAGTGCTTGGGCTCAAAAGTTAGGTGTTGCTACCGTAAATGATAATATCTGGCACATGCTGACATGGGTTAACTATACTAATAGTACTATGGATATGTATGTAGACGGGGTGCTGGATAGTAATGTCGCAAACTCTACATCAGGAAACAATAATCCAATTGATAGATTAGGCGGGTCTTGGACCGGTTCCTTTTCGGGAGCAATTTCTCAAATTCTAATCTACCAGTCAGTTTCGTTGTCTGCGGCGCAGATACTACAGAATTATAATGCTGCAAGAGGGAGATATGGCAGGTGAGTGTTTCATATAACTCCTCAATTGTAACTAATGGGTTAGTATTATGTCTAGATGCAGGTAATCCCCGCAGTTATCCTGGGACAGGTACAACATGGAACGATGCAAGCGGTTCCAACAATAACAGCACATTGACTAACGGTCCTACCTATACTAATACAGGTGCTAGTAGTTATTTTACGTTTGACGGGGTCAACGACTATTCTTTATCTCCGGGATTGCAGACATTCGGCAACAATATGACATGGGAAGCATGGATATATTGCACACAAAATCTTACTACCTATAACATGTTTATGGGTAGGTATCTTCCCTACTTTAGTTTTTACGGTGGCAGCTTATTGTATTTTTCTAATGCCATCGGTGGTTCACAACAAACTATTTCAACCGCGGGTAACTTATCACTAAACACATGGTATTGTGCTACGTTTACTACATCATATTCCGCACCCAACACCACAATGAAAATATTTACCAATGGCGTAGAAACCGCAACCGGAACATATTCTGGTACGCAGGATAATTATTCTCTTGGATTTATGGTAGGCGACGGCAATAATTCTAATTCATCCTGGTATCCTTTTCCGGGCAGGATTGGAGCAGTAAAGGTATACAACAGAACACTAACAACAAGCGAAATAACGCAAAATTTTAACGCACTTCGTGGGAGATATGGAATATGAGTTTAACAGCAGATAACGGTCTAACATATGTTACGCTTGATTTGAGCGAAGCATCATCTTTAGACTTTGAACAGATAGAACAAACATCAATTGATACACTTCGTATCAGCGTAGATGGAACTGAAACAATTGTCAAGTGGATAACTGCAAACGGTATTCCTAGCTCAGTGGCAGCACTAACTACTAAAGGCCCGTACATGACGCACGATGAAGCATTAGAACTAATGGCTACTGAAGCGTGGACTACTGAAACCCCGAGGGTATAATATATGGCCCTAGCACATTCCCCTTCTATTGTAACATCTGGATTAGTATTATGTTTAGACGCAGCTAATCCAAGAAGTTACCCTGGCACGGGTACGAGCTGGCGTGATGTTAGTGGCGGCGGATACATTGCTTCTCTAGTAAGTTCACCTACGTATAATTCTGCTGGCTATTTTGTTTTTACCGGTACGCAAACTGTCACTGTAACTAATCCGTTATTCGCCTCGCAAACTGCAACAACTCAGACTTGGACAGTATCAGCATGGCTAAACATTGACGATACAGGAAATCAGTCACTTATTAACTTTGGTATTGGGTTATATCCCTCATACGGAACAAATAACTCACTTCTATATTTAAACTCTGGTGCAAATGACTACTATACATATGGCGGCGACATTGGTAATTTAGGTTGGAAATATGTTACTTTTAGATTCAACAATGCTACCGGAGCGAGAACAATCTATAGCAATGCTGCTAACATTAGTACTAGCGGACCAAACAATACATCTACTCCTGTAGCACTTAATACTACTAGCACTATCGCTAGTGGCCTAAGCGGAAACTTAGCAAAACTAGAAATATACAATAGAATGCTAACAGATGATGAGGTCACTCAGAACTTTAATGCTGTGCGTGGAAGGTATGGCGTATAATGGCCCTAGCACATTCCCCTTCTATTGTAACCAATGGCTTAGTTTTTTGTGTAGACGCAGGAAACCCAAGATCATATTCAGGCAGCGGAACGACATGGGCCGACATTAGTGGCAACGGTTTTAACAGCACATTAACTAACGGACCCGTATATACTTCAGGAGTGAATGGATATTTTACTTTTGATGGAGTTGACGACTTTTCTTCGGTTCCTGTTAATTCAGCCTTCAACACACCCAGTGTTACTTTTGAAGTTTGGGCATATCTACAAACGATAAGTGACAGGCATATTTTATATGTTAACTGGCAAGGCAACGCACTTGAGGTAAACAGTGATCGAAGTGTTGTAATGTATAATTATAGTAGTGCTGGACAGCAAGGCGCCGGGTCGTCTGCTGGAGCAATTAATTGGGATACATGGAATCATTTTGTTGGCGTTTATGACGATGGCGCACAAGCGTTATACATTTATGTGAACGGCGCGCTACTAGGAACAAGAACCTCGACTCCTTCAACTATATATAGCGTAGGTACCCACGTGATTTCGGGAGTTGCCTTTGGGGGAGAAGTAAAAGGAAGGATATCCGTTGTCAGACATTACAATACTGCATTGTCTGGGACTCAGATTTTACAAAACTTCAACGCCCTCAGAGGGAGATACGGTGTATGAGTGTGCGTGTCCTATAGAATATGTTGTAATATATAAATATAAGGAATGCCTGCTGGGCAAATGGGGAATATAAAATAGTTTACGTGTCGTGCATTACAGCATGATATAACGGGAGTATAGATTATGAGTGTAACATCCGGTCCTTTTTTTGCTAGTACGAGTAACCTAGCGTTAATGCTTGACGCTACCAATCCACTGTCAAATGTAGGAAGTCGCTCTGTCATCAATTGGAATAGTTGGACAGTTGGATCCGGTAGTGTTGATGGTTATACTCAAAACGGTACAACGGCTGAAAATGAAAGAGTAGTCGCAACTAATCCATGGGGTAATAACGCAGTAGTATGGGAAGCAAGACCGTTAGCACAAAATGATGATGACGGCGGCTGGAATACTAGTCAGTTTAATATTGATAATACCCAACTATATCGCTACTCAGTCTGGGTACGTCGTACTTCAAGCACATCGGCTGGCACTTTTTATCTAGGAACGGGAAGTAACGGTGACGGTGTGCGCAGGACAGGTGATAGCGTAGTAGCAGATAACCCATATTGGGAGTGTAGCAACACAGGGGCATTAGCGCAAAACACCTGGTACTTATGGGTAGGACATATATACCCAGCTAACACTACATTTACTGGTAGAAACCCTACTACTGGATATTATACTATTAACGGTAGAGCAGGGAACATAAACGGTTGTAACATCGGCGCAGGTGATTTGAAGTGGAGTTACAATTCAACTAATAGCCTGCATAGAACGTACTTGTATTATTGTGCAGATAACACCACACGATTACAATTCTATCAACCTCGTGTAGATTTATGTGATGGCACAGAACCCGGTATTGAAGAATTACTCAACAACGCAGGCAATACGTGGTACGACGTAAGTGGTAATAATAACAACTGCACATTCGTAGATTTGCCTTCTGCTAACACAGGATTCTACACCTTCAATGGTACCAGTAATTATGGCACGGTGATTAACAATGGTACTTTGAATTTTTCATCAGCACAAACGTTACAGATGGTACTGAGACACACTTATACTGTAGGCAGAAGAAACCCATGGGACCAGGCATACGGTGGATACGGTACTTGGACGCACGAACAGGGAGACTACATTAGCCAGTACTACGGTAATTCGGGCGCCAACGATAATCCTTATGTAGGAGTATCTAGTGCTACTACTCCTAGAAGTGTCTGGAATGTTTTATGTGCAGTGAGAAGTACTAGCGAATTTAAGTGGTACTTAAACGGAGTGTTAAGTAATACTACCGCGAATCCATATGGTATATTAGCTAACACAGCAGCTAATATCAACATCGGATATGGTTATGCAGGATTTTGGCAAGGTGATATGGCTATGGTTACTGCATATACTAGGGCACTAACCGATGCTGAAGTAGCACAAAACTTCAATGCTATCCGCGGAAGATTTGGTTTATAGTAACCCTCTGTTAGACGGTGATAAGTACATTGTGATTAACATATTCCTATTAGACTACTATGCTCGTCTTCGGGCCTGGCATGACCTTAAAGAATCCTTGAAGAATGCTGACCTTCAAACGATATGCGTTGAGGTCGATAAGTTTTGGCAAAGATGCCCAATGAGCAATCACTATCTGCATCCGGCAGACATAGAAGATTGGCCTGACCCATGGATCTTATTGAACGATAACAACTATTGCTATTACGGTCGTGCTTTGGGTATGCTGTATACGCTGATTTTATTGGGCGTAAAAGACATTGACTTTGTTGACGCAATAGACGATAATGCAAATGAAGTTGTATTAGTCTTGGTTGACAACGCAAAATATGTAATGAATTGGTGCCCGGATTCGGTATTAAATACTGATCTAACCCAATTCAAAATCGGACAGCGTCTTGACACAGACTCGTTAATAAAGAAATTAGGCAAACCATGACCATCAATGTGATAAAAAGATCAGGAACTAGAGAACCACTAGCACTTGAAAAGTGGCAACACCAAATCACTAAGGTTTGCAACGGAACGGCTGATATCAGTCAGTCAATGATTGAAATCAAAGCACATCCAAACTTTTTTGATGGCATTACTACCAGAGAGATTGACGAAATCACTCTTAGAGCCATCGTAGACTTGATCGATGTTGAATCAAATCCTGACATTGGTCACACAAACTACCAGTATGTTGCAGGAAAGCAGCGCCTATCCATGCTTAGGAAAGACGTTTACGGCAGCTATACTCCGCCGTCGTTATATGAGATCGTAAAGAAGAACATTTCGGTTGGCCTTTACACTCCTGAACTCTTGGAATGGTATTCCGAAGATGACTGGAATAAGATGAATGAGATCATCGATCACAGTAAGGATGAAGAATACTCATACGCAGCAATCGAGCAGCTTATTGAAAAATATCTTGTTAAAAATAGAGCTACAAAGGAAATATATGAGACTCCTCAAGTTAGGTATATGGTGGCAGCAGCTACAGTCTTCCATGTGGAAGAAACTAGCAAGCGCCTCAAATTCATTAAAGAATACTACACTGCTGCCAGCGATGGTTTATTTACTCTGGCTACTCCTGTACTTGCTGGTCTCGGGACCCCTACTAAGCAGTTTTCAAGTTGTGTCCTTATTCGCAGTGACGATGATCTTGATAGTATCTTTGCGTCAGGAGAGATGATGGCCAAATATGCTAGCAAACGTGCTGGCATTGGCTTAGAAATCGGAAGACTTCGCCCCTTAGGTTCGCCTATTCGCGGCGGAGAGATCATGCATACTGGTATGATTCCGTTTCTAAAGAAGTGGTTCGGTGACTTGCGTTCTTGCTCACAGGGCGGAATTCGCAATGCGTCAGCTACTGTTTTCTATCCTATCTGGCATCATCAGTTTGATGACTTGATCGTTCTCAAGAACAATCAAGGAACGGAAGAAACTCGTGTTCGTCATATGGACTATGGTGTCGTTCTGTCAGCCTTGTTTTGGCGCCGCTTTAAGAACAAAGAAAACATAACATTCTTTGATCCAAACGAAGTTCCTGACTTGTATGAAGCATTCTATAAGAACATTAAAAAGTTCGAAGAACTCTATGTGAAGTATGAGAAGCGCAAGGATCTTCGCAAGAAGACTATGAGTGCCGAAGAAGTATTCAAGAGCGGTATTCTCAAAGAACGTACAGATACCGGGCGCATCTACCTCGTGTTCATTGACAATGTGATGAACCAAGGACCGTTTGACCCTGAGTACCATACGATCTATCAAAGTAACCTATGCTGTGAGATTTTACTTCCCACTAAATCTTTCCGCCGTTTAGATGATGAAAATGGCCGCATTGCCTTGTGTACCCTCGGTAGCATGAATTGGGGAGCATTCAGAAATCCAGAAGACATGCGTAGGGCGTGTCGCATCCTGCTTCGCAGCTTGAACAATATTCTAGACTATCAGGACTTCTTATCAATTCAATCGAAGCTTTCCAATGATGAGATTCGTCCAATCGGTGTAGGCGTTACTAATCTCGCTTATTGGCATGCCAAGCGCGGCTACAAATACGGTGAGCAAGACTCGTTGCAAGATGTCAAGACATGGGCGGAACATCAGGCATACTACTTGACGGAAGCGACCGTAGAACTTGCTAAAGAACGCGGCCCGTGCTTGCACTCATCTAAGACTCGATACGGACAAGGCGTTTTTCCTTGGGAACTCAGAGCAAACGGCGTCAATGAACTGGCAAACTTTGCTCCTGATCTAGATTGGGAAACACTGAGAACAGAAATGAAAGAACACGGGGTGCGTAACGCAACTGTCATGGCTATCGCACCAGTTGAATCTTCATCGGTGGTGATCAACTCTACGAACGGTATTGAAATGCCAATGTCATTGATTTCTGTCAAGGAGTCAAGAGCAGGATCATTCACGCAGGTTGTTCCTGAATATCATAAGTTGAAGAACAAGTATCAGATGATGTGGGACCAAACAGATTGCGCTCCGTATCTCAAGACTGCTGCTGTTTTGGCAGCGTATGTTGATCAATCAATCTCAACTAACACATTCTATAATCCTGCACACTTCCCTGATCGCAAAGTACCGACGACATTGATCGCTAAGAATCTAATGCAGGCTCAGCTTTGGGGCATCAAAACTTTCTACTACTCTCTTATCAATAAGCAGGGTTCAAAGGAAATAGAAGACGAAGCACCACTCATGCCTATCGATTTTTTTGAAGAAGATTCTGATTGTGAGAGTTGTAAGTTATAATGTTAGAAACAAATTGTAAGATCATATTAGACAGCGGGCATCATTAACCATGCAATTAGTATACATCCACGGTGCTAGTGCGACTAGCGACAGCTTTAACTATTTAAGAACTACATTAGGTGACGGCATATGTATCAACTACGATAGTCGTAACGGATTTGAAAATAATCTTAACGACATGCTGGATACCTTGAAGAACGTCAACAACATCGTATTTGTAGCACATAGCTTAGGTGGTATATATGCACTACATATTGCTAATGCTTTACCTAAGCAGGTAGCAGGTGCTATCACATTGAGTACACCGTACGGCGGATCCGAAATAGCAGATATTGCTAAATACTTTTTACCATTCAGCCAATTAATGCGTGACATAGGTCCTAATAGTCGGATCATGAAACAAGCTAGTCGGTTTAAAATTCAGCATCCTTGGACTAACGTAGTTACAGTAAGGGGGCAAAGTCCGTTTATTGTTCACCCCAACGATGGAGTGGTCACTGTAGAAAGCCAAAAACGACATAAGGGCATGGAATTGGTTGATGTAAACTGTAACCATTTCGAAGTCTTACTATCTAACACCGTGTCTAACATCATTAAAGAACGTTACAGAATCATAAAGGAATCACGAGAATGAAAAATAGAATTTTAGAAGCGTTGGCAAAGCAGTTTGAAGCAGGTATTCAAAAGCATCAGCTTAACATTGATATCATGCTTAATAACCCAATGGCAATCCATGAGCATACTGATTACATGGGTGCGATTGAACTTGAGCTTGCCCATATTGCAGAATATCAGGATAAGCTAGAAGCACTCGGTCAGTTTAGAGCAGATCATTAAACTATTAAGGGATTGAGAAAATGAGCAAGGCACAGTATAACTTAACGACTAAGACAGACTACCTTAACCGCAAGATGTTTCTTGACCCTGCCGGTCCTGTGACCATTCAGCGTTTTGAAGAAGTCAAGTACAACAAGCTACAGAAGATTGAACAGACTGCTCGCGGGTTTTTCTGGGTTCCGGAAGAAGTAAATCTTTCTAAAGACGCAAACGATATGAAGGATGCTAGTGAAGCAATTGTTCATATCTTTACTAGCAATGTTCTTAGGCAGACTGCACTTGATAGCTTGCAAGGTCGTGCCCCGGCTCAAGTGTTTACCCCGGTATGCTCTATTCCAGAACTTGAAGCCATCATGAGTAACTGGAGCTTTTTTGAAACGAACATTCATAGCCGCTCGTATTCTCACATCATCCGTAACATCTATAATGTTCCTAAGGAAGTGTTCAACACGATTCATGATACCAAAGAAATCATTAATATGGCTTCTAGTGTCGGGGAATATTATGATAAGCTACACATACTAAATTGCAAGAAAGAAATTGGAATAGAAGTAGGTGAGCAAGAACACATCAATGCAATTTGGCTAGCCCTTCACGCATCATACGCACTTGAGGCGTTTAGATTTATGGTATCGTTTGCTACATCGCTCGCAATGGTCGAGAACAAGATGTTCATGGGTAACGGTAATATCATCAGCTTGATCCTGCAGGACGAGTTACTGCATAAGGAATGGACTGCATGGATGATCAACCAAGTTATCAAAGAAGATTCTCGTTTTGCTAAAGCAAAGATCGATTGTGAACCAGAGGTTCTTAGGATTTATCAAGATGTGATTCGTGAAGAAAAAGAATGGGCAGCGCATCTCTTTAAGAAGGGACCAGTTATCGGACTTAACGAACGCATCATGATTGACTTTGTTGACTACAACGCAGTAGATGCGCTTAAGCAGATCGGCATCAAGTATTGGAATCCGGCACCGAAGACCACACCTATCCCGTGGTTCAACAAGCATATGGATACTTCCAAAAAGCAGACAGCTTTGCAAGAATCAGAATCTACTAACTATGTTATCGGAGTCATGTCCGACGCACTTGACTACGACGAACTACCAACTTTATAAGGAGAAACAAAATGAACGCAATTATTTGGTCTAAGGATCAATGTCCGTATTGTGTGCAAGCAAAGACACTTCTAACACAGAAGGGTATTGTTTTTGAAGAGCGCAAGATCGGCGTAGGCTATACTAAAGAAGATTTACTAGAAGCAGTACCTAGTGCCCGAACCGTACCCCAGATTTTCCTCGACGGCGAACTCGTCGGTGGATTTACCGAACTTAGAGCTAAACTGCTAGCCGAAGCAGCATAAAGGAAAAACCATGAAGTTAGAAGTCAATTCAGTATACACGTTCAAGCTAAACAGCGGTGAAGAACTAATCAGTAAGGTATTAGGTATCGACGGGGATGAGATTCTCATTCACGATCCGCTTTCAGTCGCTCCGGGTCCGCAGGGAATAGGACTCATGCCGGGGCTCTTTACTGTAGAACCCAAGTCTGAGGTAAGACTAAATACTAATAATGTTGCTTTCTATGCGTTGACTGATTCTAGTGTCAAGGCAAAGTATATCGAAGCTACGACTGGAATTAAGATTCCTGATAAAAAACTTATAATGGGGTAGTATGGCACAACTTAGTAGAAAAGGCGATCAGAATGATGCAGGCGGGCAGATCGTTAGAGGGGCAGATACTGTCTTTGCTAACGGTAAACCCATCGGCTTGCATGTGAGTGACATCACTCCTCATCCCAACGGAAGCAAACACAAAGCAGCAAAGACTACTGAGGGTAGCCCAACTGTATTTGCTGAAGGGGTCGCTGTTCTACGAGTTGGTTCAGGCAACGATTGCGGACACAAGATAAATCGGGGTAGTCCTGATGTGTTTGTACCATAAGGAAATAGTATGGCAGACACAGGTAAACAAAGTCCATTAGGTATCAATCTATTAGGCTCTACGCTACAGAACATCGGATTAGGAATAAACAAAGTAGTTGCTGGTTATTTGGGTTCTAGTAAGAACAACGCAACTTATTCGTTTGGTTCACTAGTACAGGGTAGCTCACTCAGACTACTCACCTGGGCAATTAATGATGGATACCTCAGAGGTCCCGGAGACAGTAATAATACACTAACTGACGAAACGTATGACAATCTAATTTCAATCGGTGCTGGTGTCATACCTGCACTAGGAAATTCCGTGTCTGCCAAGTATGTAGTAGAAGACCCGGCTGGCGTGTGGACAACTCAAGCATTAGCATACGCAGCACAAAGGGGCGTGACCCCTGCTCTTCCTGGCCCAGCAAACAGCGGCTACGGTATTACTGGAAACACTGATAACGGACAGCAAGCAACCTGGTATCCTTACGATACGACAAACCCAAACAAAGCAGTAACACAGTGGGGATTCTTGAGGCTCTTTGCTCTACAAGCATGGAACGAATTTAACTATAACACTGCTACCCCGCTACAGACAACCCCGCAGTATAAAGATTTCTTGTCATCATTCATGACGTTTAATTCGTTTATGACGAATTCTAATCAAGCAATCTATGCTATAGACAATTCTAATACGTTCATGGAAGGGGCATATAGCAACATGAACGATCTAATTAGCGGTGACATCTCCGGTGTCTCGCTGTCTGCTGCTGACTTTGGTGCTGATCTAGAAAACTTAGGGAAAGCACTTGATCTAAAATACATTGCAACATTCGGTACGCCGTCAACGCTACTAGCTACGATCGGAAAGAGCGGTGCAATGACGAAGGACTTGGGCCTTGCTTTGCTAGCAGCAGGCTTGTCTAACACTGAAATTGCAAACATCACAGGCGGTATCGTACCTAATTCCAACGCAGACTTAGAACAAAAAATCTACGGTGCGTTTTTGATCATCACAGGTGAAAACCTAACACACGTTCTCGCCCCGTTGCAATGTAAGACCCAGGGGTTAGAAACTCTCGCCGATCTTCTAAACCTGCGAAAGATGTTTCCAATCAGTTATGAATCATTGACTGTTCCCGTATACAACGGGACTTTAGGTTTACCTACTAATAGCAAGACATATTATCCTATCTATGTCAACGGCGGAATCAACCTTAACATCGACAGTCCTGCAATCAAAGAGTATGTAGGTACCATTGTTCCTACTGGAACACCCCCAATCTTTAATAGCACCGTAAGTCCTGCAAACTACCAAGAATTGCCGAAAGGATTTGGCTCTTATCTAGCAGGTATCATTCCGGCTGATCAAGCTTTGGCTGCTGGTGCATTCTCTTATTCGATGCGTCAAATCAAAAACATTGACTCGTTGAACTTTGAGAAATTTTCTAGAGTCTCTAAGGGCATTGAAAACACGGCTGATCTACCGCTTGTCGCTGGTACAAACAAGCCAACGAATCAAGAAGCGACTGATGACAGCAAGAGGATATGTTCATTGGGTTCGGGTCCTGCCGGGTCTTACACTATGAGCGACTTCTTTGGCTCAATGTCGGGACTTCCTTATCCTTGGAAAAGAATCAGTCAACGCATCACGCAACTTGATACTAGTGCATTAGCTAGCATCTATCAGCAATTATACCTTGCTGTTACATGGGAACCCGCTACTGTTACAGTGAACTACACTACGTATACGGTCGGACCAGATACTTATTATACGGTAACTGGACTAACCATCAATAACAAGGGCGGTGGCTACGGTAGAGGTGGTGCAGCCTCTCCTACTATTACTATATCTAACGGAGGTTCCGGTACTACTCAGATTGGAATCAACGATCAAGACGCAATGTCAGACGGCTTCGGTACATATGGTAGACTAACATCAGTAGCGTTGACCTCTGCTGGCACAGACTCAACGTCTATTCCTACAGCAACAGTCGAGTGCCCTCCCACTTCAGGATCGGGTGGATCAAATACTCCAAGCGGCACTACTGGGTGGAACAACCCAATGAACGCAGTTGTTCAAGGATACATCGACCAAGCAAACGCAGAGATCGCAAGAATTGCAGCAGTTACCGCTAACTCAAGCGCCGTGCTACATTTGAATGAATATTGGAATATTCTAGGTATGCAATTGGCAAGAGAACAGCGTTCACGCTATACAGGATTTTCTCCTGTGAGTGTTCCGATAGACTTGTTTGCAAATCCATACCCGACGAGCATCTACTCTTTCATCGATTCAATGCCTACGTTCTCCCAAGATACCAAACCGCACGGAGCAGTACAAACTATTGAAGCCATATCAGATATGGACTTAGTGGGCGGCCAAAGTGCAGTTGCTATGATGCGACAAGAACGCAATCAATCTAGATTGCAAAAGTTGGGCATAGACCCTGATAATAATATTCCTGACTCTCCCTCACCGAGTCTCGTTAAGACATTACTAGCTAACGGAACTGTTCCGGGAGCAGTTGGTGGCATTGCCGGCATTGCTTGTCCGGACAACGGAGAGTATACACTTCCCGCATGGTCTACTAACACGATGGATGGTGAAGAAATTGTTCCTGAACCAGAAGGGCTATATGTAGCACCAATTGGATTCCAACAGACAGCAGGATTAAACAACGGAGACATCACGCCTATCCTAGCGTGTGATCCAAACCCTGTTGTTGCGTTGCTTGTTCCTGCAGGACCTGCAATCGTTCCGGAAAGCCGCACAGATAGTGTTGTGATCATTGCACCTCCTTCAGAATATAATCCGGCTAATTTACCACCAAACTTAGATCCAAACTATATTAGCAGCACGGTACTACCGTCTACGTTGAGCATACAGAAAGCAATTGATCATGTGATCGATTGCAACTGTGATTGCTGGGTGCAGTAAAAACTTTTTGGTCATTTTTTGGTTGACAACGGATACCCGTTTTGCTACATTGAATCATAGACACAAAGGAGATTGATCATGGGTTTTCGTACTGTAGTGATGCTGAACAACGACCGCACGGACGCGTGGTCGAAGGATCCACTTCTTGGCG